GCCCATTTAATGTATGAATAAAAATATTCTTCTGCAAGTTTTGGTGCAGGTATATCTTCGTCGTTTAATCCGTATAGTCCATCAGATATGTATTCTAATACAACCGACTTACGATGAACGCCTGTGCTAAAGTTAATAACCCCTTGGGTTTTATTAATTGTGAATGTTGGGTTTGAATTAGCAGTCTCAGTATTTAATCCGTAGTATTGTCCACCCGGATAATTAAAATACCATAAGCCATCAACATACCATCCCCATTGGTCATTATACTCACAGTAGCATTGGTTAATGCCAAGTATTCTAGATTCATCTAATTTAGATGTACCAATTAATGCTTCACCATTTTCATCGAACAATATGTTGTAATATTGGTCTTGAAGAAATTCTACTGATGAATTAGCTTGTAAATTCTCGTGCATAGGGTAAAGCACCCCACCGCAAAATAAAGAGATACGGACCCAATTTACATAGTCTGGAGGCAATACAAATTTTAAGTCATCGCCAACATCAAGTTGTAATGTATTAATAACTCTATTGCCATCATATTGTAATTCTTGAAGAGCACGCTTTGCATGAAATAGAATCTTATACCTACTGATGTTATTCAAAAGGTCTCCATCATCCATGTACATTAATTGGAAGTTGTTAACAACATCCTTTAATGTTACATTTTGATATGAGCCCCAATTGCTATCCTGAGGGTTTGTCCCGTTATTGGTGTAATATTCTTCTTGAGTCATTATTGTGCCATTTGATCCATGTAAACCTCTTGTTGTTTAGCAGCAGATACTACCTCTTGCTCTCTAATACTAGTACCAGCGTATTCGCAAATCTTAATAACAAGTTTAGGAAAATCAGATTCAGTTAATTCAAAGTCTTGATAATCACCAGCCGATTGGTTAAACAATGGGCTACCGTTAACTAACGTATATGTCCACTTAGGGTCATATGGGAATCGAACATAATATGTTTCAACTCCACTTGTAATCGTTAATGGGTAAATAGTCATACTATCTCCTTGCATAACATATGCAGGATACAATGTATTTGGTGCCGTTAAGTTAGATTGTAGCAACTTATATACGTTTCTTTGGTCCACATGCTCAATCTCTTTTTGGTTGTAATACAATGCATTAAGCAAGAACCAATCAGCAGGCATAGCAAATGTTTGCGATGGTGAATCATAAACCAATGACACATTTTTAGAAAAATAATCAATGGTTTGGTCTAATTGCTTGGTTATATCAGAATAGCCTGATGACTCCATTCCTTTAAAATCCTCTAGCTTAGAGTTTTTAAAGTCCACAAAATATTGATTGAAGATTTCTAACTGAGCTTGCTTAGCAAACGAGTTAAATTCTTCAGGAGTTATATATCCATTATTATCCTTGTTAAGAATGGACATTACAGTATTTCTCACCGAATTTATCATGATGACAAAGATATAAAAAAAGGAGGACTTTTGTCCTCCCTATATTATTTGCTATATTTTTTTTCTAGCATTTTATACAAATCAATGCCATCGTCACTTTGAAGGTAAGATGTAAGTAATTTAATTGTATCTTCTCCAAATGGGATACCCATTAATTTCTTTTTATTATCAGGTAAATTAAAGTATATATCACGTCTATTGTTCTTTAAAACAAAGAACCCATCTTGTAATGCTTTAGCAGCAATGTTCTGTAAACGCAACTCAGGATCATTTAGCATATCCAAGAACTCTTTTGGATTGTTACGAGCATGAATTAAGATATCACGATTAAGTTCTTCGCTTGATAATTTATCAACACGTGTGCCTAATAGGATACGACCAATAGCTTCTTTAGTTGCTAAGTCTAATGTACGAGCTGCTAACTGAGCATCTAATTGGATGTTCATCCAATCAATTTGTGCAGATGCATCTTTCTTAGTATCAACCTCTTCAAATAAACTTCCATTATCAGGGTGATAAGCTAAGAACATTTGTAGCACTTGGTTATTTTTCCCAACAGTCAATAGACCATCTTCAAAAATAATTGGCTGTAAAATAGCATTTCCATCTTGCTCATCCTCAAAAGGTGACTTTTGATTAACAGCGTAACGCAATGCTCTGTTTTGATTTGTTGTTTCGTCAAAATATAATAATGGCTTGCGAAGAGTGTTTCTTGCAGCCAACATAAATGACATAGGGAATGTTTTTCTTTTTAGGACATAGACTTTGTCCTGGATAGTTACTTTTGACATTTGATTTAGATTTAAATTTTAAAAATAAAATAAGGGAGGAGTTTCCCCCTCCCCGTATTTTTACTAAGCTTCGAACAAGAAGAAGTTGTTCGCACCAAGTGTACATAAAGCACGCTCAGATAAGAAGTTAACTTCCATTGCATCAAGGTCACTAGTTTGAGCACCACCGGCAGAACCTGTGATCCAAGTTTTGTAACGACGATCTTCAGTCTCAGAAGCACGGTAACGAACGTGTAAGAACGGACGCTTAGCGTTTTTGCCTAAGATTTGATCGTATACAGTAGTAGAACCAGCAGGAACCAAGATTCCGTTGATAGCACCACCAACAATACCACCACGAAGAGTAGCATCATTCAAGTATTTCCAGTCAGTCTTGTAGAAGTCATAACCACGCTTGAATCCTTTGAAACCTAAGTTCAAAGCCATGTTCTCGTCGTTGTTAAACAAACCATAAGAAGTACCGTTAGTACCGTAAGAGTTTTGAGAAGCTAACATATCATCGATATCGAAAGAGAACTGACGATTTAAGAAGATAACATTCTCTTGGATAGATCCTTGCTTGTCAAGACGTTGGATGATTGAATCAAAGTCAGACAAAGTAGTAGGGTTACCACCAGCCCATACGTTACCACGAGTAGCAACAGCATCAAATAAACCTTCAGTACCAGCAGCACCAGGTTGTACTTGAGAAGCAGCAACTGTTAAGTAAGCCAAAGCAGCAGAACCAGCCTCAGCAGGAACACCTTCAACCATTGACATCTCTAAATAATCTTCGAAACGTAAACGAGTCTCATGCTCAGATTTGATGTACCATAAATATCCAGTAGCACCATTCTCTGAAGTTACTTCAACCCATCCGATTTGAGCCATATCAGAACCAGATACTGTGTACTTGTCCTTGATGATAATAGGCTTGTTCTCAAAGAATAAATCTCGAATGCAGTAGAAACAGCAGAAGCAGCGATAGTTTGTCCACCAGCAGCATAGTAAGCTACATCAAAAGTGTTGTTAGCTGAGTCAACAGCAGTAATAACAGCTTTGTCAGAAGCAGAACCAGCGTTAGCTGATAAGAATACAGTTTGGTTAACACGGAAGTTACAGTTAACTCCAGCATCAGCAACTGTCCAAGTAGCTGTATCAGCTCCTACAACATCAGTAGTAGTAACACTAACATATTTAGTGTGTAAACGTCCTTGCTCTGCCCACTTAATTAAGTCAGAGTTAGACGGCATCTCAGCTCCTACTAAACGTAAGAAAGAGGCAATAGAACGATTACCATAACGCTCGAATTCTTTCTCATAAGTATCTGGAAGATACTGGTTCATGAAATCGAAGTTGGTAATGTAGTTTGTTGGCAATGTAGCTTTTACCGCCGAAGGGGTTAAAGCATAGCCAGGTACATCTTGTACTGAACCCATAATTGTAATTTTTTTTGGTTAGAAAATTATTTTATTCTAAGTCTGTTTCCGTGATCATTATCCATAGCTGTTATTTTAAAGCCACCCTTATCTATTGGTTGGCCTGTTGTTCGAACTGATCCCATATCAATGTTCTTGCTTTGTTTAGCAGTCTCATCAATGGCATCTGATTTACCTTGTTCATAAAAGAATCTGGCAAATGCATCTCGGTTCATAGCAACCGCTATAGTTTTATGATACTCTTTCGCATCCTTAATGTATCCTTTTTCATCAACAAAATTGTTGAAGAATTTAGATAAGTCCAACTGTTTATTTTTTAAGTCCTCTGCATTTGATGGTTTCCAAGATAACTCTTTATCACCAATCCCAAATTTGAAACCTTCAAATTCCTTAGTAAATAATTCGTTTGTCTTTTGAACAAAAAATTCAGACTTCTTAGCCTGCTCCTGTTGTTGCTCAGTAAGCTGACTCATGTATTGCTTATAAGACTGCAATTCTTCTTGGTCTTGTGAAGAAACAGATTGTGTACCAATCGACTCAATTGGTGACCTGTATTTTTCTTTTTGATCCTCGAAATACCTTGTTGCCTTAGTAAGTTCTTTTTTAAATGCAAGCTTTTTCTTTTTGACATCCCTTTCCTCATCCATCTCCTCATCATATGCGAATCTGTCTGACATCTCATATTGGATATCTTCATCATCTAACTCAGGGTTCATTTCTTTTAAATACGTAGCAATTAAACGCTCCGGCTTTTCATTAGAGAAATCTTGGTTAACACGATAGAAATCATCTAAGCCACGTCCTGTCTCTTTCTTAAATTTTAAGAATGCTGAAACATCTTCAGGTAATAATTCCTGATTAGACTCAACTGGCTTAAACAAATCTTCCATGGAATTAACATCCCTGTTGTACTTGCTTTTGATATATGAAAGAACGTCGGCATCATCAAATGATGGTGCT